ATGATGAGCTAGAGATTACATTTAAGAAACCTAAAGTTATGATATCTGATGCAGAGGTATTAGCTAACATCGAGAAGAGATTAGCACTTGGATTAATAGAAAAGTATGAAGCCATGATGATTCTAGATCCTAACCTATCAGAAGATGAGGCTAAGAAAAAAGCTAAAGATATACAATCAAATACTATGCAATCGCTAACAGGGATGAGTTTTGACAATAGAGAAGATAGCGAAACAAATTAATCTAGATTTATCTGATGTACCAGAAAGCCGACATGCTACAGTTAAGCGTGAAGTTGGTGATTATGTAACAGAAGAAATACTAAGAGCATTATCATCTGGTAAGTCACCTGTTGCTGGTGAATCATTTAAGAAACTAAATAAAGAATATGCAGATGAGATGAAAGATGGAAACCGAACACCTAACCTGGAGTTGGACGGTGACCTACTTGATGCATTAAGATATAAATCAAATGATAGAGGTATAGAAATAGGCATCTTTAAATCTAGCGAAGTACCAAAAGCAGATGGTCATAATAACTTCTCTGGTGATAGTAAGCTACCAACTAGAAGGTTTATACCTAAAGATGATCAAAAGTTTAAGCAGCAAATAGATACTGGTATTAAATCTATAGTAAATGAATATAAGAGAAAAGCACCATCTAGTGATCCATTCGCATCTATATTAGCAGTTGAAGAATCAGATCAGCGTGTAGATATACAAGTGGGTGACTTATTTAATGACGACTTTATGGAAGCATTTCTAAGAGATAATGGATATATATGAAACCAAGTAGAATGGTACAGCCATCAGATTATGAAGATTGCATATTCATTCCACCTAGTGAGATAGAGGAAGATGTAGAAGAGTTCTATCAGGTAGATGATGAGGATGATGAATGGCAAGAGTAAAGACTGATTTTAGAGATGCTAAGAAACAGATAAGTCTTTATAAGCTAAAGGCTAAACAGCAGCTAAGAATGGAGATGGAGAAAGAAATCAAATCATCTATTAAACGTGGTGTATCACCAGTTAAAGGCTTTGGTAGGTTTGTTAAATACTCCCAGGTGTACAGGGATGCTATTAAATCTAAAAGATATAGTAAGTTTGCCAAAAGAGTTAGACCAGTTAATCTAAAACTATCGGGTGAACTACTTAAATCTCTATTAGTAAAGATAACTAAGCCAGGTATATCTATCAGTTTTGACAATAAGTTAGCTGATATACATAATAGAGAAGGAGCTGGAAAATCAAAAACTGTTAGAAGAATCTTACCAACTAAACCTGGTGAGCAATTTAGCAGATCAATCACTACACGACTTAAAGAAGTTTTAGATCGGGTAGCCAGAAACATATTTAGAAATTAGAGCGAATGCTCAGGGAGTGAGGAATGAGTCAAGAACTTGACAACAACGACAATGAAGATTTAAAGCCTACAGATGCACCAGAATTGGATATTGCAGCTATTATGGCAAGAGTTGAAAAGCTAGAGGGATCTAACGGTAGACTGTTAGAGGAATCTAAAGCATGGAAATCTAAGTATCAGGGATTATCTCATGATGTTGAAGCTAAACAAAAGGCTGATCTAGAGAAAACTGAAAACTGGAAAGACTTGCTCGAGATTGAAAAAAACAAGCGAAGTGAATTTGAATCGCAACTGAGAGAGACTAAGAAATCTGTATTACAGAAAGAGCTTGGTTTTAAAGTTGCTTCAATAGCTAAAGATGCACATGATGTGAATGATATCATTAGCTCACTTCCTAAAGACATGATTGCAATTGATGAGGAATCATTAACTGTGTCAGGTATCTCAGAAGCAGTTAACTATGTTAGAGAGGCAAAGCCTTGGTTATTCAACAAAGAGAATAAATCTGGAATGTCATCAGCTAGACCAGAGGGTGTAGCTGGAAAGCAAACTTATGATGAGCTTTCTAATGATGATAAAGATGCAATCTTTAGAAAAGCATTAGAGGGTATGATTTAATTATTTAACCAACTAACAAGGAAGTAAAAAATGGCAGCTACAAATAGCGGTGATTTACAAGGAATTATTGAAAAAAGAGTGTCAGAAGTAGTAACTACTACTTTAATCCAGGAGTCAGTTTCTCTAGGTGTTGTTAAGCAATTTAGTGTTTCAAATGGTACGGATAGACTAGATATCCCTCTATTTAACTCACTGGCTGTTCAAGCAATCACAGAAAACACAGCAATGACAGAAGAGACTATTGCACCGACTGTTGCACAACTTGATCTAGACAGACAACGTGGTGTTGCTTGGGGTATCTCTAAGCGTGCATCTGTTCAACAAAAAATTGATTCAGTTTCTCAGGCTGTTAAAAACGGTGCTAGAGAATTAGCGGCTGAAATCGATGACTATATGTTTGGTCTAATGGTTGCTGGTGCTGGTGATACTAAAGGTTTTGCTGTTGATTATGCAAGTGATGCACTAGCTGCAATCGCTGGTTCAAAAGCAATTCAAGATCTAGCTAATGTTCAAAAGTTTGATAGATACTTAATTGTATCTCCAGGTTTTTGCCAAGAGCTACTAGCTAACAACTCAATCATCAATGCTGAAAAGTATGGATCAACTAACCCTATCCAAGCAGGATTTGTTGCAAGATTATTTGGTTATACCATTGTAGAATCAAGCTCTGCATCTGTTCCAGCTGGTGGATTTATTGCATGTCAAATGGAAGCATCTGCTTTTGCAAGACAAATCAATCCAATGCTTTTAAGAGAAGAGAAAGCACTTGCTGTAAAAGATGAGTATTCTTTATCTCATCTTTATGGTGGAGTTTTAACTGATACAGGTTCAAATAGAATTGTAGTAGTTACAGCTTAATTAAAAGTTATTATAAATGCTCTAGGTGGTTTCGGCTGCCTAGAGTTTTTTACATTGGTGATTAATGGATTTTAACCCAAATATAGTAAACATTTTTATAGAAGCTAGTAGCAAAGAGAATCTTGTTAAGCTACAGATAATGACTAATAACATTAATGGAAAAGCATATAACTATCAGACACCTTTTAAAGATGATAAGAAGTGGATAGTTTGGTTCTTCGCTGATTGGCAGAATCATATATATACCAACGAGAAAGATTTAAACAAGATGTTACCAGAGGGTAAAACTCTTACTGAAATGACACAGGAGAGTAACTAATGGGTAATGTAATATCGAGAAACATATTTGTCAGTAACAAGCCAGATAAGCCTTTATATGTAGATGTAATTGATCCAAGTGCAACAGGTGCGGTATCAAACAACTACGCTGAAGCTTTGAGTGTGGCAGGTTTAGCAACAGTTACAATTATAAGCTATACAGTACCAGTGAATAAAATATTTAGAATCAAGAGGGTTGATTTCTCTGGTGGCAACAGAGCTATATACAAGCTAGACATTAATGGATCAACTGCATCAACTAAGAGATTATACTACACCAATTATAATGGTGATTTCGATATGGAAAATCTAGAGCTATCAGCAGGTGACATAGTTAGAGTTATAGTAGAAAATAAAACAAACATGATTGCTGATTTTAACACTAATATAATAGGAGTTCTTGATAATGCTTGAGCTTAAGAAGAAGAAACTAGAGAGAATGAAAGTTGAATGTGCTAAAGCCGAGATGGAGATGCGCATCTTCGAGGCAGAAGAAAATATTAAAAGACTAGAATCTAATATAATCAACCAGAAAAAAAGAATGGATGAATTAGATGAAGAAATTAAAAACTATAACGAATAAAGGGGTTAATCATGGCTGATTACGATTCAAGTTTACCAGTAAGAACAGAGGCAGCAGGTGATGTTGATGTGTTTATTTCAGATGCAACAACACCAGCACAAAAATTAAAAGTTAACGCAGATGGCTCAGTAGATGTAAATGCAATTAATGCAGATATTGATATTAGAGATTTAACATCTGTTTCTGATTCAGTAGAAGTGTTACAAGATACACATGATGATTTAAACGCTAATGCAAATATTCAAGTTGGTGATGTAGATGTTGCTAACGGAAATCCAGTTCCAGTATCAGATGCAGGTGGGTCACTAACTGTTGATGCAATTGATTTAGATATTAGAGATTTAGTTGCTGCAACTGATAGTGTTCAAGCCAACTTATTTGATGCAACTGGAACAGCATTTTCATCTCTTAATCCATTACCAGTATCATTTTCAGCTGATTCAGCAGGTGATGAGATTGTAGATTTCAACACAAGTGCATCAGTTGCTAAAGATGCAAGTGTTAATCATGATTATACAGTTAGTGCTGGTAAAACATTTCTAGGTGATGAAGCTTGGATTACTGGTTCAGGCAAACTAAAAGGTGAGCTACTAGTTAATGGTGCAATAGTATGGGTAGGTTTTAATTCAACAGCTAACCCAAATATTAGAATACCAACTGAGAAGATTCTTAAAGCAAGTGCTGCACAGGTAATTAGATTTACTATTACTAATAGAGACAAGCAGCCTCAAGATGTTTATTCAACTCTTGCAGGATTAGAGATTTAATAGATGGCTGATTTAGATGAGAAATTTTCATCACAAGCTGTAAAGGTTGTAGGTGCTGACACTGATGGTTTAGAAACATACTATGTCAAATCCAATGCAATCGGAGAAATAGCAACTAATGATACTCCACAACAAGGGGTATCTGCTATTCTAACACTAACAACTACAGCACAAGAATTAAAAGTAGGAGCATCAGCATTAGTTAATAGAAAACTAATAGAGATGCAAGCACTAGATAAGAATGTGAAGTGGGGTTATAACACAAGCTGCGAGTTTGATTTATTTAAAAATCAATTCTTCTCTCTTCCTTGTGGTGAAAATTGCACAATGTATCTAAAAGCATCAACTGGAACTGCCGATGTTGCAGTAAGTGAGAAATAATGGGCGCACCTTTTACATTTCCAGTTGCAGCAGCAACACCTTTTGATGGAACTGAAACTGTTGATGGTGTTGCAGTAGTTCCACCGTTTGTTTCTGAAAACGTGCGTGATGGAATAATAGAAGCTAGGGAAACAGCTCCAGGAACAGCCGCTAGGTTTCCAGTTTCCTTTGGCTACAAAGGAGCTGCTAGTAACAAGTTTATAGAATTTTTTCAATCAATACCTTCTGACGGTGTAGGTTTTATACTAGCCGATGATGCATTAGTTAGGGGTTTATCAGTTGCAGTAAAGAATAATACAACAGCTACTTTTACGGTTTACAATAACGGAGTAGCTATAGATACACTATCACTTGCCACTTCGAGAATAAACTCAGAAACAGATTTAAGTATTCCTGTTTTAATTAATGATGAAATAAGTGTTAAAATAACATCTGGAAGTGCGAGAGATATTATCTTTAACGTATTTATGCAGGTTGATTTATGAAAAGCTTAAAGAACAACACAGGTTCAGATATAATAGTAAGAGGGCAAACAATTGCAGCTGGGCAGTATTATTTACTAAGCCAGTTTGAAGAAAATGCTTGGAGAGATGATTCTGACATAGAAGCTTTAATAGATAGTGGTAGTGTTATTTATAATGATGGTGTTGATGTTACAAATACATCTAAAGCTAAAGAGCTATTAAATGCAGCTGATGCGACACAAATAAGAAACATAATAGTAGAAACAAATGCTCCAGGAAACGGAGAAGCTCTATTATATAATTCAACAACAGATGAAATAGAATGGGGTAATAGTTTAAGTGGTATTGGCACTGTTTTGCCTTATCCATTTATCGCCAATGGAAACACAGCAAACAGATGGATGGGAACTTATGAATCATCTCATTTTTCTGATCAATCTCCATTGGTTTTACCTCAAGAATCTGAATTAAAGGGTATGACCTTTATGAACATGGATAATAATGTTGATATTGATGTTGAAGTTTATCGTAACGGGATTCTAGCTAAAGTTTTTGAAGTTAGAAATAAACGCTTTGCTTATGTCGTTGGTATAACTCCAAGCGTAACAATGGCGCAAGGTGACAGAGTAAGTGTTTACTTGAAAAAACATACTGGTGGTTCTGGTGATAATACGGCACAAGATCCAAACGTAACTTTACTTATGAAAATAGTTGGTGAAACTGGTGCTGATAATGGTCAACAAAATGGTGTAACATGATTGTAAACAACATAGATGTAAATGATAATACTTATAATGGTCAAATGATTGAAGCTGGAGCTAGTCACGTTGTTGAGCCTACTGAAAAAGCTTTATGGTTGTATAGCTCAAAAGTAAAAACAGATATTGAGAATGATAAGTTAACAATTGATTCATTAGATAAAAAGAATAGCTTGATATATTTAACAGGCGCAATAGTTCCACAGAATTTAAGCGAGTATAAAGAGTTGAAAAACTCAATTATAGATAAGAGAACAAAAGAACTTATAGATCAAGGCTTTGTATTTGATTCTGTATTATTCTCAACTAGCGAAACGTCACAAAGAAACTGGATGGCATTAGATCAATTTAGAAATGATTTAACATTTCCTTTTGCTGTGTCAACTAAGAATGATGGAGAGTATATGATAGCAGATGCAAATACAACTCATAGCTTTACTTTAACGGCGCTTGGTACAATAGAGTATCATTATGCATCAGGTAGGGCATTGAAGCAACAAGTTAACGAAGCAAGTAGTGAATCGGAAGTTGATGCAATAGTGGATAATAGATGATTAAAAAAAGATTCTGGAATATATTTGTAGCAGTAAGTATTTTGTTAAGCTCTATATTTTTTGGAACATATAAGAAAACATTATCTGCAAGCTTAGGTGAAATAGAGCATAAAAATATATACGCTAGAATAATTTGCAATGGTTTAGAGGTAGTTTTAAGCGACCCAGATCACTGTATAAAAGAGTATTATGATTACAATCAAGAGGTAAATAGATGATTTTACCAAGACTGACAATTGAAACAATTTTACATTTTGGCATCTATTCTAGAGAATGAAAGAGAAAGATGTTTACGGGGATAAAAAATGAGTGATTTATTAGTATTACACGATGATAACAGCGTATTTAGTGATTACTCTAAAGATGCTAAGGATTATCTAAGAGATGAGTTTCAAGTTATTAATATAGCTGTTGAAGATAGCCTATATATCGGCTTATACAAGCCATTTAACTCTATTTACATAGACATTAATACAACTGACTCACTAGCTGATTTATCATTCACTATAAATGCAGCATCAATAGCTGTTGATGATGATACTAAGTCGTTTTCTAGGTCTGGATTTATGCAATTTACTAAGCCTTCAACATGGGCATCATCAACTATTAATGGTGTAGATGCTTACTGGTTAAAAGTAGACTCAACAACTGATTATGATGTGACATTCAATGGTATTAATATAGTATTTGCTGATGATAATGACTTATCCCAGGAAGTTAGAAATATATCTAACCTAAAAGCCAAGGGTGATACGTCATTTATTGCTTATCATGTAGCTGCTAGAAATGAGATTATACAGAGTTTAAGAAATGGCGGTTACTCTAAATTTGTAGATGATTTAGTGTCTAATATAACTAAATGGGATATCCTGGAGTTTGGTGAAATCAGACAGGCAGCTAAATATCTAACACTGGCTAAAATATTCTTTGATATATCTGAGAATGTAGAAGATAAGTTTTATACTAAATTTAAAGACTATGAAGGCATGTTTGGTGCTGCATTTAAAACATTTTATCTAAAGCTTGATCAAAATGATGATGGAATATATGTACAAGAAGAGGATCTAACGGATGGATCAGTGGAGATTCTAAGAGTATGATATCTGACATAAGAGCATATTTTGATGAACAGATAACAATGGTAGATGCAGACCTATTAGCTGAAGATAATGATCTATTTGGTAACAATGATACGTCTAAACCACAGGCAGAGAAGTATTATAACCTAGTAATAGGTGTTAATAATGCCTCTAGAGATGGTAATAGCCATTGGGATGCTATAGATGCAGCACTAGAGATATATTCACCAGAGACAGTTGATCTAGTTACAGCATTTGATGCGCTGTATGACAAAGCAATAGATATCAAAAACTGCATAATAGACACAAAAAACTACAATCAAAGATTTAACGATATTGAGCTTATTCTGATGCAACCATTGGAAGAGGTAACAAATGACAATCTAATACGAATTAGATTAGAATTTATAGTGAGAAGAAATTTTACTTTTTAAGGAGTCAAATCATGGCAAGTACAACACAGAGTTCAAACCAAGTATTAGAGGCTATGGTTTGGTATTACGGGAAAAGAGAATGCAGATCAGTGACATTCGTAGACGATGTAGCTTTATCTCTAGAAGATGAATACTTTGATCTAAATCTAATTGATGAAAGTTACGCTGAAGCACAGTTTTATGTTTGGCTAAATGGTGGAACAGGAACAGATCCAGCCATTGCTGGTAAAACAGGTATTGAAATCACTTATACAAGTGGTGATACTAAAGAAACACTAGCTGGTTTATTAGTTGCTGCACTTGCTTCTAACGATGTTAAGGCATCTGATGAAGGTAGCGGATTAGTACAGTTAGAAAATAGATTTTTAGGTGTTATCACAGCTGAAAGCTATACAAATGCACCATCATTAACAGCTACTTCTTTACAAGTTGGAACTGGTGGATCACTAGGAGCTATCGCTCAGGGTGGAGCAACTATTACAACTGAGCAATCACTAGAAGATATCTTTAGAGATGATGAAGGTGATGTTATCCAGGATCAAATTTTAAAAGGTGCTGGTGTGTCAGGTGAATTACAGGCTGCTGAGATGACTACAGCTAATTGGGATTCATTAGTTGGTAATGCATTTGGTGATAAACATACAGAAGGTGTAGATGACCTATATGGCTACGGAACTAGCAAGCTTTATCAATCATCATTTAGCTATGCTGGTCAATTAGTTGGGCATCCAAAGAGATTAGCTAATAGTGATAGAAGCGCAGATATCTGCATCTGGAAAACTGTTTCTAACATGAGCGATATTAACTACTCAGGTAGTGAAGTTCAAGTTGGTAGCTTTAGCTTTCAAGCACTACCAGATAGCAGTAAACCAGTAGCAATCAATCTATTTGCTAGAGGTGATCACAGCTTACTTTAATTAAAAACTAGGTGGTAGCAGGTGAGATGGCTACCACCATATATCGAGGAACTATTATGTTAGAATTAAACAGCAAAACACTTGATTTAAAGTTTAATGATAAGGTTTACAAGCTAAAATACCCAACAGTTAAAGAACTTAGGGGTTTTAAGAAAGCTAAAGATGGTGATGAGTTTGATACTGTAATTAGTATGTTTATTAATGCAGGATTGCCAGAGAAGATTTGTGAATCACTTGAGATTGACCACATAGAGGCAATTATCAAGGAGCTTACAACCACAAAAAAGCAGTAAACGATTTCGATGTAACTATAGCCAGGTTTATGCACTATTACAGCTACAAGTTACACGAGGTTGAAATATTAGATGCACCTACTTATGATTATCTATGTGAGTGTATGATTAAAGCGAAAGCAAATGATGATTTAGAAGCACTTGAGATAATATCTTATCCGCATCTAAAAGATACTAAAGCTAGAAATAGTGCAATGAATGAGATTAGAAAGCGAGCTGAGACGCAACAGCAACTAGATAAAAGAGTAGTTACATCAGATGATTTAAGTTTCTTCGGTGTTAAAGTTGGTAATATAGCGGATCATATCAAGGAATAGATAATGGCTAACACGATAACAGTAGAATTAAATTTAGACGATCTACAAGCCAAGTCGAAATTAAAAAGCTTTGATAAAGATGCTAAGAAGCAGGGGTCTAAAGCTGGTGAATCATTCTCTTCTGGATTTCTTAAATCATTCGCTGGTAACTTAGGTGCATCACTTATAAGAGATGCCTTTAGAGGTATTACTAGTGAGATTGGCAACATAGTTAAGGCTGGTCAGAATCTAGAAGTTATAGAAGTTCAATTTCAAACGCTACTTAAATCAACTAAGGCAGCAGAGAAGCAATTAAAAGATTTACAAACATTTGCAGCGTCTACACCTTTTCAATTAGAGGGTTTAGCAGTATCAACCAGACAGCTACTATCATTCGGTGTTGCTCAAAAAGATATTATACCTACATTAAGACAGCTAGGTGATTTAGCAGCTGCATCTGGATCTAGAATAGACGAACTAACAATACCATTTGGTAGATTAGTATCAACTCAAAAGCTTACACTAATAGAATTAGATAAATTTGCAGATAGAGGTATTAATCTCTTCGGTCAGCTATCAAAACAAACAGGTATATCGCTGGGTGAAATTAGAGATGCAGTATCTAAAGGTCAGATACCATTTTCCGAGTTTACAAAGGCATTAAATACATTAACTGGTGCTGGTGGATTATTTTTCAATGCAACACAAAAGCAATCTAAGACATTATCAGGGGTTTTATCTACATTGGGTGATAATCTTTTTAATGTAAGAGCAAACCTAGGTAAGTTATTATCACCACTAATAATAGCTGGTGCTACTAAGTTAACAGAAGCATTTAAGGGAATAGATAAAGCTATAAGCACAACATCTATATCTGATGTAACTGAAAAGTTTAAAAACTTTAATACATGTGTAATTAATAATCTTGTTAAGCGTTTAGAGTTTTTTGGCAATATTGGTAT